AACCATCAACGTGTCTTACTACGCATGATCCGCTCCCCGGCTGGTTTTGATGGCGGCGACCGCATTAAGCGGTATCTGGACTATTACCAGCCCAGTTACGGCGTGATGATGCTGTCGGCAGGTCAAGCATTTAACCCTGCTTCGCTTTTTGCAGCGGGCGAGCAAGGTGTTTGGTACGACCCGTCCGATTTCACCACGATGTTCCAAGACAGCGCGGGGACCACGCCTGTTACAGCGGTGGAGCAATCTGTAGGCCGCATTCTTGACAAGTCCGGTCGCGGCAACACCGCCACGCAAGCCACACCAGCCTCTTGCCCCGTGCTGAGTGCTAGGGTGAACCAGCTTTTGGCTACGGCTACGCTGTCTACGCAATCGGTAACAACTGTTGCAACGGCTTACACGCTCGCCTTTAGCGGCGATGGTTCCGTCACGTTATCGGGTACAGCCACCGGAACGTATACCGCAGGAAGCAACTCTATTACTTGCACTGCCGGATCGCTTACCATTACCGTATCGGGAACGGTTACAAACGCAGATCTCCGCGTCACCAGCGATGGCGTAGGTCTCCCAGCCTATCAGCGTGTCACCACAGCTACTGATTACGACACCACAAATTTCCCGTATTACCTTTTCTTTGATGGTACGGCGGATTTTCTTGCCACGGCGAGCATTAACCCTGGCAGCGTAACAAAAGCGCAGATGTTTGCAGGCACCAGAGTAGGATTGCCAAGGTCAAACAATAGCCCCGTGTGGCAGTTTGGCGATACCACTACTACTGCGACAGATGCCATGATGCGTCTTATTACTGGCGATGGTTCGACGGATGCCTACCGCGCCGTTCTATATGGGTCGGCTCTTAACTTGTCACCGCGCGTTACCAAAGTCGCGCCGTATACAGTTGTGTTTTCAACTCTGTATGACGCCGCCGCAGCAGGAGCAGGTGAAATTTCCTTGAGAGAAAACGGAACGGTCAAGGCAACGGGCTCTGCTACGGATAGTGGGGTGACAAGTTTTGGTTCGCAGGTACTATACATAGGCAGACAAGCTACTGCGGCTGGATATTTTAACGGCAGGCTCTATAGCTTAATTGCGCGTTTCTCCGCAACAAATCTGTCGGCCTCAACGATTGCCTCTGCTGAGGCATGGACTAACAGTGTGACGAAAGCGTACTGACATGCTTAGTTTGTTTGTCATGGCTGTCGCGCACACGTTTTTGTTAACGGATCTATTGAGGGTATAAGTATGCCAGTTAATCCCTCGCCTATTGGCGGTTATGCAGGTCAGTTTTTTGACAACAACGGTCAACCGTTGTCCGGGGGTAAAATATATACCTACGCAGCCGGTACGACTACGCCGCAAACTACGTACACTTCTGTAACGGGCGGCACGCCGCACACTAACCCTATCGTGTTAGACAGCGCGGGGCGTGTGCCAAGCGGCCAGATTTGGTTGACTGAGGGTTCAGATTACAAATTTGTTATCAACACATCTGCGTCGGTTTTGTTGGGTACATACGACAACGTCTCTGTTCCTGCACCCCCGCCCGCATCTCAGATTACTTTTACTGGGTTTAATAACCAAATCGGTAATGTTGAAGATTTGGCGGATGCAGATGGGTCTGACTGGATCGGTTTCTTATCTTCTGGCGCGGGTGCAGTTGCACGATCCGCCCAAGATAAAATGCGCGATATTATATCCGTGAAAGACTTTGGTGCTGCTGGAGACGGCATTACGATTGACACGACGGCTATCTATGCGGCTGTTGCTGCTGCCGCAGGAAAAACTCTGTATTTTCCCAAGGGGACTTATCTAACAGACCGGATTATTCCAGTCGCCGACACGTTTATTTTTCTTGAGCCGGGGGTAAACATTGTCGCGATTAGCGGCGGTTCTCGCTGTTTTCAGATTCAACAGCCTGATGTTCATATTTGGGGGTACGGCGCAAAGACCACGATGGACGGCTCACAAAGCAGCCATAACATTTACATCTTGCAAGGTGCTGATCGGTGTTCTGTGCGCGGCCTGTGGGCCGATGGGTCCGGCGGCGGCGGTGATGACTGTTTCTACATTGGTGGCAACCCCGCCGCCAACAATGTTTCAAAAAACATCAGCATCATAGATTGCAAGGGCACCAATCCGGGGCGTAACGTGATCTCGGTGGTTGCCGTGCATGGGTGTTTGATTGAGGGTTGCGATCTTTCTGGGGCCGTTACTAATTCGCCTCAAGCTGGGATCGACGTTGAAGCAAATCTTTACATGGCAAACGGCCAATCGGCAATTATGCAGTGTGTCATTAGGCGCAATCGCGTATACAATAATGACAACGCGGGAATTCTTGTCATTTTTGGTAGCGAAGTAATTATTGAAGAAAATGAAGTGTTTAATAATGCGGGTGGAGGCATCGGGGCTGCTGCTGGTGGCACCCAATTTGACGACCCCGTATATCGCACAGGGGATAGGTTAGGGGTTTCTGACTTCGATCTTGCGACAGGCTTCATGACTGTGACAAGCGGCACCGCTGGCGTCGATAGGTTGACTGACGACTTAGGTATTAACGTCGGCATGTGGCTGGTGAAACAGACAGCCTCTGGTGCTGTATGGCCTGCAAACGTTACCGACACCCGCTATCAGATTGTTGACATTGACGCTACGCAGTCAAAAATTAAGATTGGCGTTGCTTTTGGGTGGCAAGAGGTATCTTCGTTTCCAGATGCAGGTTCTGGAACACTAAGTATTAACCCGGTCCTCGCCGCGCGTGGTTGGGGTGTGTATGGCCGCGAAGGTAATAACGATAACATCATCGTCAGAAACAATTTTGTCCACGACAACACTGGTGGACAAGGCGCAATCAGTATGGGGACGAGCGCACGTGTTCTGGTCGAAGGTAATATTGTCAGGGGGTCTACAACAGGCATCTCTGCCAATTACAACTACGATTTGGTTGTGAAAGACAACAGTGTTACCGCTGACGGGGTAACAACAACGCAGCGCGGCATTAACCTTGCAGCATCAAACTTTGTCAGGACCGATGGTAACACTGTTGTCGGGTTTCCATTGCAAGGTCTTGTTGCAGCCGGATCTTACGGTGTTTCGCTTGGGCGGGACTTTATCCGAAATTGCGGCTCAAACGCATCTAGGGCTGTTGAGGTAAACGGACTTTTGTATGGTGAAGTTCGGTCTGTTTGTTATAACGACAACAACCATCCGTCTACTCATGGTATATACCTCAATAACTGCACGAACGTAGTCGTAAACAATGCTGTCGCCAAAAACTCTGGCACTAACAACGCAAACAGTTTATTCTCCACTGGCACTGGCTCTGCAACAAACAGATTTATTAACTGCATCCAATATGACGGGTCGTTCAGACCTTGATGTTTCCAACGCATAAAACGTCAGGGTTGCTAACCCGTAACAAATTGGGTTACACAAAGCCTAACCCTACTGGCAGGGTACGCCAGGAACCGAAAGGTAAGTGAATGACCGAGAACGAACTAGCGGTTGCGACCGCGCCGGAACAGGCTCCCACGGCGGCCCCCGTTTCTGAACCAGACAATTCATCGCCGGAACCGACGCCTACGGATGCGCCCAAGACCTTCTCTCAGGAAGAACTGGACGCCATCGTCGGCAAACGTCTCGCAAGAGAACAACGGAAATGGGAGCGCGAGCAAGCGCGGAAGCAGACGGCCCAGTCCCCGGCACCACCGCCGGAACCGCTGAAGCCCGACGACTTCACCAACGCGCAAGCCTACGCAGAAGCCATGGCGGAACGCAAGGCGGCAGAGATGCTGGCCCAGCGGGAAGCGGAGGCGGAACGCACGGCAACGCTCGAAGCCTATCAGGACCGTGAAGAGGAAGCCCGCGGCAAGTACGACGACTTTGAACAGGTCGCCTACAACCCGAAGCTGCCAATCACGGAAACGATGGCGCAAACCATTCAGTCTTCCGAGATCGGTCCCGATGTGATCTATCACTTGGGGTCGAACCCAAAGGAAGCCGAACGGATTGCGCGCCTCAGCCCGCTCTTGCAGGCACGGGAAATCGGGAAGATCGAAGCCAGACTGGCGTCGTCTCCACCGGCCAAGAAGACCACCAACGCCCCGGCTCCTATCAGTCCGGTCACGGCCCGCACCTCTGGTGCGCCTGCGTTCGACACCACCGACCCGCGCTCTATCAAGAGCATGTCAACGTCGGAATGGATTGAAGCAGAACGGCTGCGTCAGACGAAGAAGTACGAGGCACAACGCAAACGCTAAGCCAAGGAAAAGACAATGGCTAACAGCATTCTTACTATCGACATGATCACTCGGAAGGCTCTCGAAATCCTTGAGAACAATCTGGTGATCACCCGCAACGTCAACCGCCAGTACGACGACAGCTTCGCCGTTGAAGGCGCCAAGATCGGCTCTACCCTCCGCATCCGTCTGCCCGACCGTGCGCTGGTGACCGACGGTGCTGCCCTTCAGGTGCAGGACGACAACGAGCAGTTCACGACCCTGACGGTTGCTTCGCAGAAGCATATCGGCGTGAACTTCACGTCTGCCGAACTCACCATGCAGCTCGACGACTTCGCCGACCGTGTGCTCAAGCCGCGTATCTCGCAGCTTGCGTCCTCCATCGACGCTGACGTCGCCAATGCTTACAAGTCGATCTTCTCGTCCGTCGGCACCCCCGGCACGACCCCGGCCACTTCGCTTGTCCTGCTTCAGGCCCAGCAGAAGCTGAACGAGTACGCTGCCATGATGCCGAGCCGCTACGCCACGGTGAACCCGGCGGCCAACGCGGGTCTGGTTGAAGGTATGAAGGGTCTTTTCAACCCCGTTGACACGATCTCCCGCCAGTTCAAGAACGGCATGATGGGTGAGGGTGTCCTCGGCTACGAGGAGATCAACATGTCGCAGTCCATCAAGCAGCACACGACTGGTTCGCGTACTGCCACGGGCGCGACCGTCAACGGCAACGCTACGGAAGGCGCTTCGACCATCACGCTCGCGTCTGCTGGCAACGCCCTGACCTTCACCGTTGGTGACGTGTTCACGGTGGCTGACTGCTTCTCCGTCAACCCGCAGACCCGCGAAAGCACGGGTTCGCTTCAGCAGTTCGTCGTGACTGCCGCCAACACATCGACGTCTGGCGGCGCGGTAACGCTTGCTGTGTCCCCGGCGCTCTACTCGCCGTCCAACGCTCTGGCGACCGTCAACACCCTGACGATCACCGGCAAGGCCGTCACCTTCATCGGCGCGGCTTCGACCCAGTACCCGCAGAACCTTGTGTACCACAAGGATGCTATCTCCTTCGCCACGGCTGACCTTCTCATGCCGAGCGGTGTGGATATGGCTTCCCGCCAGGTTCACAACGGCATCTCGATGCGAATTGTGCGCCAGTACGACATCAACAATGACCGCCTGCCGTGCCGTATCGACGTGCTGTACGGCTTCTCGACCATCCGTCCGCAGATGGCCGCGCGCATCTGGGGCTAACAGGTAAAGATAGGAGATACTCACATGGCACTTCCCTCTGTAGGCGGCGGCTATCAGTTTAACGACGGCAACCTTAACGAGCTTAAGGTTTCCGTTGCTGCGGCCCCCACAACTGCCGTTGACAGCGCGACGCTGACTGCGGCTCAGATCACCAACGGCATCATCCTTGGTTCTCCGACGACCACGGCAGCGTACACGCTGCCTTTGGCCTCGGACCTTGATGCGCTGCTGACCAACTCCAAGGTCGGTACGATCTTCGACTTCCGCGTTATCAATGTCACCGGCTCTGGCGTCATCACCGTGACGACCAACACCGGCTGGACGATTGGTTCAAGCGGTTCGCAGGGGCTGATGACCGTTGCGGCCACGGCAGGCACGGTTCGCGCCTTCCGCGCCCGTCGTCTGGGCGACAACTCTTGGGCTCTCTACGCCATCTCGTAAGCAACAAGGCCCCCGCTTCGGCGGGGGCCTTAACTCATCAAGGAGACTACTATGCCGAATACAAAGCCTGTGGGCGTTGCTTACGCCGATCCCGAACTGGTTTCGGGCACCACGATCACTGGCGCCGCCATTTCCGGCGGCACTCTCTCTGGCGCGGTTGTGTCCTCGCTCAACCTTGATGTCGCCAAGCCCGCCGCAGCCGGTTCTACCCGCGCTGATGCAACGGCTCTGACGGCGTCATTCAGTTGGGTCACGGCCGCTGACGCCACCAAGGGTGTCGTCCTTCCAGCCCCTACGGCTGGTCGCGTTATCGCCATCAAGAACGACGACACAGCTAACGCCGCGCTCAAAGTGTACGCTCCGGGTTCCGCCCAAATTAACGGCGTCGCCGGGTCTACTGCGTTTAGCATGGCCGCCAAAACGGCGTGCTTTTTTGTCGCTTATGACACTACGGACTGGTTCTCCGTTCCGCTGGTGGCTTCGTAACCTTGCGGGCGGCTCCGGCCGCCCGCTTCTTCTGGAGGGAACATGATTTATCTTCGTCACCCCAAGCACGGCGTCAAGATTGCCACCATGGAGATGGAAGCGCAGTATGACGAAAGTCACGGTTGGGTGCGGTTTGACCCGGACGAACAGTTGAATGATACGCCGGAACCGAGTAATGTCATGCTTGAACCCCGGCGCCGCGGGCGACCCCGCCTAACGCAGGACGAATGACATGACGACGGCTGGCGACATCATAAACGGATCCTTGCGGCTTATCGGTCAGTTGGCCGAAGGCG